GCATTGCTCGCAGACAACTACGACGAACTGATCATCAACTCCCCGCCTGGGAGTGCCAAGTCGACATATACGTCCCATGCTCTGGCGAGCTTCTTCCTCGGCGTCCACCCCGATAAGAACGTCATCCTCGCCACCCACACCTCAGACCTGTCGGAGCGGTGGTCACGTAAGGTGAGGAACACCGTCACATCCTCCGAGCACGAGATAGTCTTCCCTAACTCCCGCCTTTCCAAGGACTCTACCTCCGTATCCCGCTGGGCGACAGATGCAGGGGGCGAACTACTCGCCGCTGGCGTGGGCGGGTCCATCCTGGGCTTCCGAGCTGATCTGGGCATCCTGGATGACCCCATAAGCGGGTTCGAGCAGGCGCAGAGCATCACACAGCTACAGAAGATCCACTCATGGTACGAAACAGACTTTGTAACCCGCCTGAAACCGGGAGCCAAGGTTGTACTGATCTGCCAGCGGCTTGCTCCCAATGACCTTGCCGGCTACCTCATCGCTCGCAACTTGGCAAATCCCACTAAGCGCCAACGTATCTTGACCCTCCGCATGTGTGCGGAGGAGGACGACCCACTCGGGCGCTCCCCCGGCGAACGCTTGTGGCCAGAGTGGTACACTGAGGCAATGGTCATTGACGCTCAGCGTGACGAGTTCAAATGGAAGACCTTGTACCAACAGGAACCGCCGTCTGGGGAGGGGTCGTGGGTGTCTCCTGATGACATACAGTTCCGCCCGGCTCCCTCCCTGAACCCCAAGGAGCAATCAATCTATGGTATGTCAGACTTGGCTTTGTCAGTCAATACGGGGGACTACTCTGTACATTTCATTGTGGCGATTGACACAAACGGAGACTGGGATATCATTGACGCTAAAAGGGAACGCGTTGATCCCAACCAATCAGCCACCCGCATCGTAGATCTGTGCGAAACCTACTCCCCCACAGAGTGGCTGATCGATGACGACAACGCATCCAAAGTCTTTGGGCCGCTGGTAGCTACTGCTGCCCAACAGAGAGGAATCCCAATCCCATGGAAAGTCATGCCCATGCGCGGGCAAGACAAGGAGACCAGAGCGGCTCCGCTGCGGGGGATGTACAAGCGTCGCAAGGTTTTCATGCCCCCTGACGCCCCCTTCACCAAGTGGCTGACCACTGAGCTCCTGACCTTCCCGAACGCCATGGGACAGGGGGTGGACGATGGTGTGGACGCCCTGGGACTGTTGGGGCGTCGCTTACTGGCTATCGCCATCCCTTCCAATGTTGTGCCGATCCGCCGGCTGCCGACGACAGCTGAGATGACCCTCGACCAGTTGTTCGAGGATATGCCCCAACGCATCAACGAGAGAATCTGAAATGCCATCCAAATCTCCCGCCCAAGCTCGCATCATGGCTGCTGTCGCACATGGATGGAAGCCGCCAGCCGCCAGCGGCATTCACATTCCGGTCAAAGTTGCCAAGGAATTTAACCAAGCTGACAAGGCCCGCTCTGCGGCCGCCGTCAAAGCACTGAGAAAGCCCTCCAATGTCTGATTCGTACTCTTCCGCTGAACGCATCAAGTCCATCACCAAGGCGGATGACACCCCTTCTGGTCGCTATGAGCGCTGGAAGTCGGAAATCGTCATGGCTGAGAAGGAGATGGACAACTTCCATCGGCAGGGTCGTACCACTGACCGGCGGTTCCGCGACGAGCGGGATAGTGTCGATGGCTCTGAGCGCAAGTTCAACATCTTCTCGGCCAACGTGCAAATCATGGAGTCGGTGCTGTACTCCAACATCCCGAAGGTGGATGTCTCCCGCCGCTTCGGGCAGAGCATGGACGACGTTGCTCGCGTTGCCGCCCTGATGTTGCAGAACTCGATCATGCAAGACATCGACGAGCCAGAGTGTGACTTCGGGCAAATCATGCGGGAAGCGGTTCAGGACCGTCTGGTGCCCGGCCTCGGCGCTGCGTGGCTGCGTCTGGAAACCGAGACTGAGGAGAACACCCTCGAAGAAGTCCTCGACCCGCTGACCCAAGATGTGACGCAGGAAGCGGCCACCTTCGAGTCGGTGAAGAAGCAGGAAGTGCTGATCGATCACGTTCACTGGGAAGATTTCCTCTATTCCCCATGCCGCATCTGGCGGGAGCGCCGTTGGGTCGCTCGTCGCGTTTACATGGACCAAGACAGCCTCGTCAAGCGGTTTGGCGAGAAGTTGGGCCGTGAAATTCCGCTGGACTACAATCCGCGCACCAGCGGCGGGACGCAGACCAACGACCCTAAGAACGTCGTCATGCAGAAGGCGATGATCTACGAGATCTGGGACCGCCAGCACCGCAAGGTGATCTGGCTCTCCAAGGCGCAACCCGGCATTCTGGACGAGCAGGACGACCCGCTCAAGCTGGAAGATTTTGAGCCGTGCCCACGCCCCTTGTTCGGGCTGATGACCAACTCCAATTGTATCCCGAAGGCTGACTTCGTCATGATCCAGGACCAGTACAACGAACTGGACCTGGTCAATAACCGCATCAGCCTACTTGTGCAAGCATGCAAGGTTGTCGGGGTCTACGACTCCAAGGCTACCGGCGTTCAACGCATGCTCCAGCAGGGTAGCGAAAACACCATGATCCCGGTCGACAACTGGGCGATGTTTGCTGAGAAGGGTGGCGTCAAGGGCAGCGTGGACTGGCTCCCGCTGGAGGTCGTAATCCAAGCCCTGGAAAAGCTACGTCAGGCCCGCGAGGACATCAAGGCACAGATCTACGAACTGACCGGCATCAGCGACATCGTGCGGGGCAACACCAAGGCCAGTGAGACTCTGGGCGCCCAGCAACTCAAGGCGAAGTTCGCCAACGTGCGCATCCAGACTCTACAGAATGATGTCAGCCGGTTTGCCCAAGACATCCTCCGTATCAAGGGGGAAATCATCTGCCGCCACTTCCTGCCCGAGCAGATCTTGGAATTGTCCAACTTCAAGTATTACCTGGACGCCGCCAAGGCCCCGCTGATCCATGCGGCGCTGGCGTTGCTCAAGGGCGACCACGAGAAATTCGAGTGGCGCGTCAACGTGCAAGCCGACAGCCTCGCGCTGGAAGACACCGAAGCAGCCAAGAAGGACAAGGTTGAGTTCACCAATGCGGTCGCCACGTTCCTGCAGTCTGCCGCTACTACCATGAAGGCATTCCCCGACACAGCCCCGATTCTGTTTGAGACCCTCAAGTATGTGGTCAGTGGGTTCAAGGGTGCGAAGGAACTGGAGGGAGTCATCGACGACAACCTCAAGACCATCATGCAGAAGATCCAGAATCCGCCGCCCCCTCCGCCTGACCCCAATGTCGAGAAGGCGAAGATGGACATGCAACTGGAGCAACAGCGGTTCCAGATGGAATCCGCCGCCAAGCAGCAGGATATGCAACTGGCCCGTGAGAAAGCGGCGCTGGACGCACAGTCCAAGCAGCAAGACCTCGCGTTCAAGCAGCAGGAGCACCAGATGACCCTGGAAATGAATGCTGCGAAGGGTCAGCAGCAGTTGGCGCAACAGCAGGAGAAGTTTGATGTACAGGTGGCACAAGACAGCGCCAAGGCGATGATGGAATTAACCAAATCAACCAAAGAGGAAGCAGACAATGATTGATGTATCCTACCGCTACAGTCCCAAGAACCTCAAGGGCGGCAAGATGATGATGGACCCCGACACCGGCATCGAGACTCTGGTGCTGCCGGAGCCGGAACACAAACCAGCGCCCGCTACCAAACCCGCGCCGCTCGAACACGGCCCTGTGATCAAGCCGAAGGCTGGTAAACATGGCGCGTAAGTCCTACGTTCAGATCAATGGCAAGCTCTATGAGAAGGGGGTCGACCAGATACCAGATGACCCCCGGTCAAAGTCGGCTGCGGTATATGGCGATCTGCCTGATTTCGTATCTCCTATTGACGGCACTGTGGTATCAGGTCGGGCCGGCATGCGAGAGCATTGTCGTAAGCATGATGTCGTTCCTACTGCCGACTTGAAGGGACTGCCGCACCGCAGACCAGAAGTGCAACCTGACCGCGCTGCAATCCGCGAAGAAATTCGCAGACAACTTTACAAATAAGGAAAACACATGGAACCCGATCTCAGATCAACATTGGAAGCTGCCGTTGAAGAACACAACGAGCCGGCTGTTACCGAATCCGCCCCGGCACCTGCCGCTCCGTCGGTTGAGGCTCCCCCTCCTCCCACTTCCGACGCGTCCGCAGAACCTGCTGTCTCTCCCTCCAGCAAGGAGCCGGTGGCGGACCTCAAGCCGATCACTGAGGTCGTGGAAGAGCAGGCCAAAGACCCTGAGGCACCCAAGGTAGCTGATCCGCGCATTGACCGCGCCCCGCAGTCATGGAAAGGCGAGGCCAAGAAGGTCTGGGCCGAACTCCCTCTCCATGTGCGTCAGGAAGTCCTGCGTCGGGAACGCGAGACCAATAAGGTGATGCAGGAAACCGCCACCGACCGCCAGCGGCTGAGTTCCATCAAGGAAGTCCTTGCACCCCACATGGACCGCATTAACCAGATGTACGGCGGCAATCCTATCACGGCCATCAACAATATGCTGGCTGTTGAGCGTACCATGATCAGCGGCGATCCGGCGACCAAGGTACAGATGATCGCCAACATGATCAAGCACTTCAATATCGACGTGATCAGCCTCGACCGCGTGCTATCCGGTCAGGGAGGGCCAACGCCGGAAGTGCAGCAGCAGTCTGCCATCGAGCAGTTGCTGGAGCAGAAGCTGGCTCCGTTCCAGCAGTTCATTCAGTCTCAGCAGCAACGCGAGCAACAGCAGCGGGCGCAGGTCGAGCAGGAAGTGGAGCACACTGTAGAGTCAATGGCAGCAGACATAACCAACTTCCCCTACTTTGAAGAGGTGCGTGGAGACATGGCCGACATCATTGATCTTGCCGCTAAAAAAGGGCTTGCAATTACCCTGCCCGAAGCGTATAATAAAGCTGTACGGATGAATGATGAAACGTTCCAAGCGGTATCGGTTCGTGATTCCTCACAAGCGGCTACTCAAGCCGCACTGCAAGCCCACCAAGCGGCCCAGAAAGCCAAAGGAGCTTCGCTCTCAGTGAGTGGAGCACCTAGCGCGCCCGGAGCTAACGCCGGAAATCCAAATGATCTTCGTGGAACCATTGAAAGTCTGTTTGGCAATATGGGAGCGCGTGTATGAGTCAGTTTCGCAGCCAGTTGATCCGTGAGGTAGTCGGTCCTGGCGCTCATACCGAGGATGGCGTTCCTGTTCCCAAGCAGTTCAGACAAATTCCTATTGAAAATGGAGGTGTCCCGCCCACGACACCTGCCGGAGCAAGGAAGCCCACCGGAAGTCCCGTGAGCACGATCCCAAAACCTCAATAGGAGCCAACAATGGCATTCGCAAATCCGTCCATCTCGGACATCATCGCCACCACGATCCAGAATCGTTCGGGCGTCATCGCCGACAACGTCACCAAGAACAACGCTCTGTTGTCCCGCCTCAAGCAGCGCGGCAACATCAAGAAGTTCAGCGGTGGTAACGTCATCCTCCAAGAACTGTCGTTCGCCGAGAACGCCAACGCCGGCTACTACAGCGGCTATGAAACCCTGCCGGTCGCCGCGCAGGACGTGATCTCCGCCGCGCAGTACGACATCAAGCAGGCTGCCTGCCCCGTCACCATCAGCGGCCTGGAGCAACTCCAGAACGCCGGCAAGGAACAGATCATCGACCTGTTGGAAGGCCGCATCTCTGTCGCTGAAGCCACGATGGCGAACCTGATCGCTGGCGGCATCTACTCCGATGGCACCGGCTACGGTGGCAAGGAAATCACCGGCCTGAACCTTCAGGTGCCGATCAACCCCGCTACCGGCTCGCCGGGCGGTATCGACCGTGCCACATGGAACTTCTGG